AATGGGAAGAAGATAGTTATTGACATATACATATAATTACTCTATAATTGAATTGAAGGTATTACACAGTTATGGCAAAAGGATTTACTGTTAAGGCAGCATCGCCTAAGAAGAAAGAACCTGATTGGGATTATGATGCAATTAAAGAAAGAATGAAAGGTAAGACCATAGTGTTTTGCTTACCAGGTAGAGGATGTAGTTATATCTTTTTAAAGAATTTTGTACAGTTATGTTTTGACATGGTACAGAATGGTATGTCTATACAGATTAGTCAAGACTATTCCTCTATGGTTAACTTTGCACGTTGTAAGGTATTAGGTGCTAATGTATTACGTGGTCCTAAGCAGATTCCTTGGGATGGTAAACTAGAATATGACTATCAGTTATGGATTGACTCTGATATTGTCTTTACCACAGAAAAGTTCTGGCAACTATGTGACATGGCAATTCCAGCAGAAGGAGATGAAAGAAAAATTGCTGCTGGTTGGTATGCCACTGAAGATGGGACAACTACCTCAGTTGCTCACTGGTTAGAGGAAGATGATTTCAGAAAGAATGGTGGTGTGATGAATCATGAAACAGTTGAATCTATCTCTAAGCGTAGAAAGCCTTTCACAGTAGACTATACAGGTTTTGGTTGGGTATTAATTAAGAAGGGAGTATTTGAGAACCTTCCTTATCCTTGGTTTGCTCCTAAGATGCAAGTCTTTGAATCTGGGGCAGTACAAGATATGTGCGGTGAGGATGTTTCATTCTGCTTAGATGCAATTGATCAAGGATTAGAAATTTGGTGTGACCCTCGTATTAGGGTTGGACATGAGAAAACAAGAGTTATCTAGGAGACCTCTATGACACTATCAACACAAGTACAAGATTCATTGGATGAGGCACAAGGATGTTTAAGAAATGCTCTTGCTTTTGCAGCAAGAAATGAGGAAGCATACATTAGTAAACATATTGCTGATTTGATGCATTCAATTGATAACATTAAACACGTTACTAATCTAATGGCGATCTCTGACAAAGTAATGAAAGACCTAAATTTAGAGGAGGAAAACTAATGCCAGTCAAAAAATCTCTCTCTGGTAGTGATTATGTTGAAACCATACCCAAAAAAACTTATCAAGGTAGGGGGAAACATACAAAATATGCTGCTACAAGTGCCAATAAACCTAAAAAAAGGTATAGAGGACAAGGAAAATAGTACAAGAGACCTAAGGGTCTCTTTTTTTATGATAAATAACTTATATTTACCGTTTTTTCATGCCTGTAGAAAGGGTTAGTAGGGGATTTAAGGACATTAGTATGTCTTTTGAGGTAAATCCCATCAATGCTGACATCATTGGTGTCAAAAATGACACTGCAATTGCACGTTCTATAAGAAATTTAGTGCTTACTAACCCTGGAGAGCGATTTTTTAATGAAGATTTAGGGTCAGGAGTAGGCGAAGTACTATTCGATGTTCTTGATGACATATCTGGTGCCGTTATTAGGGATGAAATTGAACAAACTATTATTAGATTTGAACCAAGAGTCAAATTAACAGATGTAAAAGTCAAACCTGACTATGATAATAATGAATTTAATGTAACTATTACCTATGATATAGTAGGAATGGATGCTCTTCCTCAACAATTAAACTTTGCACTACAGCCTACAAGATAAATGGCATTAGTAAACTTTACAGATTTAGATTTCGATCAAATAAAAACCTCATTAAAGGATTATTTGAGAGAAAATTCTAATTTTACAGATTATGATTTTGAAGGATCTAATCTTTCTAACATAATTGATGTATTAGCATACAATACCTACATCTCCTCATACAATGCTAACATGGTTAGCAATGAGGTTTTCATAGATAGTGCTACTTTGAGAGAAAATGTAGTAGCATTAGCAAGAAATATTGGTTATACACCCAGATCAAGGACTGCTGCAAAGGCAATAATTTCATTTTTTGTAGATACAACTGGATTTACTACTAAACCTGTCACTCTGACCCTTAAAAAAGGCATTGTAACCACTTCCGCATCTGTTTTTGGATCAGAAAGTTACTCTTTTTGTGTTCCGAGTGATATAACAGTGCCTGTAGTTGATGGAATTGCTACTTTTAACAATATTACAATCTTTGAAGGGACATTTTTAACCTCAAATTTCACTGTTACAGCAGATACACCTGCTCCTCCTTCAAGATATATCCTCGAAAATGCAAATATTGACACTTCTACCCTTGAAGTTAGTGTAAGAGAGACTCAATCTAGCACTTCTTCCAAAAAATACGTATTTTCTGACACTTTAATAGAAGTTACAGACACTTCTAGAGTATATTTCCTTCAAGAAATTGATGATCAAAGATATGAAATGATTTTTGGTGATGGAGTCTTTGGAGAAAAGTTAAAAGCACTGAATTATATTGAAGTTTCCTATATTACTAGTAGTGGAGAGGCAGCAAATGGAGTTTCTTCCTTTAATTTCAATGGAAGATTGGTAGATAATAATAATAACCTTATAAGTACAGGAATTTCTATTCTTTCTACTGTAAGTGAGTCCACAGGAGGCAAAGAAATTGAATCTGTTGACTCAATTAAGCGTTTTGCACCTAAAATTTACTCTGCTTACAATAGAGCAGTCACAGCAGCTGATTATGAAGCACTAATTCCTAAAATTTATCCAGAAACTGAGTCAGTTTCAGCTTTTGGGGGTGAAGAATTAAATCCACCACAGTATGGAAAAGTTTTTATTACAATAAAACCATTTTATGGACCTTTTGTACCAGATTCCATCAAAAACAACCTTAAAACTATGTTAAGGAAGTATTCTGTTGCTGGAATTGTTTGCGAAATCCAAGATTTGAAATATTTGTATATTGAAGCACATGTTAATGCTTATTATAACCCAAGTTTAGCTTCAAATGCAGATTCTGTTAAAGCAGTGGTATTAAATAACATTAATACATATGCAGATTCTTCAGAGATGAATAAATATGGTGCAAAATTCAAATATAGTAAATTCCAAGCTGTTGTAGATAATAGTAATGATTCTATAACTTCAAATATCACAAAAATAGAAATAAGAAGAGATATGAAACCTGTATTGAATTCAAATGCAGAATATGAACTTTGTTTTGGTAATCAATTCTATATTAAAAATAATAATGGTTATAATATTAAATCATCAGGATTTAATATCTTTGGTATAGCTGATACTGTCTTTTTAAGTGATTTTCCTGATGAAAATCGTAAAACAGGTAATTTATTCCTGTTTACACTATCATCCAGAGCTAATCCTACAGTTATCTCTGATAATGTAGGAACTATTGATTATGAAAGAGGTGAAATAATAATTAAACCAATTAATATTACTTCAACCTCCAAAAAAGTCCAAAATATTCCTATAATAGAAATTTCTGCTTGTCCAGAATCAAATGATGTGATTGGATTGCAAGATTTGTATTTGCAGTTAGATGTTAGCAATAGCACTGTTGATATGGTTGCTGATAATGTTGAATCAGGAGATAACTCCTCAGGTACTCTTTATACTGCTACCTCAAGTTATATGATTGGAGATATAGCTAGATTAACTGAATCTGAAAGGACAAATACCTCCCTTCTTTCCTCAGATACATATGTAGTAGGATCTTCTAATTTAGAACTTTTAGGAGACTCTAATCCTACTCCTACATCAACTACTTCAGGATATTAATTCTATTGTAAAATGCCAGAAAATAAAAGAGTTAAAATTAGTTCAGTTGTTAAAAATCAACTGCCAGATTTTATAAAAGCAGATTTTCCTCTTGCTGGTGAATTTTTAGCACAATATTATACTGCATTAGAAGGTCAGGGGTCTACTTTAGACGTTTTACAAAATATTGACAAATATATTAAAATTGATGAATTAACAGATCTTATAGATTCTACATCTCTTTCTAGTAATGTAGGAATTGCTGATAATACAATATCAGTTGATTCTACTACAGGATTTCCTGATACATTTGGATTGCTTGAGATAGATTCTGAAATTATAACCTATACTGGAATAACTACTAATTCTTTTACTGGATGTTCACGTGGATTTAGTGGAATTACTTCTTATAGAAGTCCTAATAAAACAGATGAGCTTCTTTTCTCTCAATCTGGGATTTCTACTCATGCATCAGGATCAACAGTTAATAATTTAAGTATAAGATTTTTAAAAGAATTTTTTAAAAAAGTAAAGACTCAAATTTCTCCAGGATTTGAAGAAAGAACATTAGATGATGATGTAGATGAAAGATTATTCATTAAACAGTCAAAAGATTTTTATTCATCTAAAGGTACAGATCAATCCTTTGAAATTCTCTTTAGAGCACTTTATGGAAAAGATGTAGAAGTTATAAAACCACGTGATTATCTGTTTATACCATCAGATGCTGATTATAAGATATCAAAACAAATAGTAATAGAACCATTAGATGGAGATCCTATGGATCTCATGAATAGAAATTTATTTCAAGATGATGTTCATGAATTTCCTAAAGCTAATGGAGCTATTAGTGATATAGAAAAAATAGTAAGAGGGGAAAAGACATATTATAGATTGAGTTTAGATTATGATCGTAATTTAGATAAAGTAACTGGAGATTTTTCTATACACCCTACTACTAAGTTGGTAGATAGTGTCTCTGTTGGTGCTACTGTTTTGACAGTTGATTCTACTGTAGGATTTGGAACAACAGGAACTTTAATAGCAAATTATGCAGATGGTACATTTAATTCTATTAAATATACTTCAAAATCTTTAAATCAATTTTATGGATGTTCTGGAGTAGATAAAAGTATTAAACCAACTCAGGATTTAAGATTAGATGCATTTGCATATGGTTATTCTGGAGTAGGAACAGCTAATTTAGTAAAAGTTAGAGTAACTGGAGTTCTATCTGATTTAGAATGTGAATTTGATACTACTTATTATAATGAAGTTGGTAATATTATTGAACCTAAGGGTTTAGGATCTATTTCTAAAAGTAAAGTAACTGAGAACTTATTTTCTAATATTTCTATTACTTATAATGTAGAATCTATTGAACTTATTGACTCTTCTAACTTTACTTACAAATTAAATCTTTTTAATAATCATAATTTCATTGTAGGAGATGATGCTCTTATTAATGATGTAGAATGTTCTATTATTTCACTTGTAAGTTCTAGAGAAGTCTTAATTAAAGGTTCTGGTGAATTAAATCCCAATGTATCATATAGAATACAAAGATTATTATCTAAAGTTAATTTAAGTAATTATTCAGATTCTAATATCTATACTTCAAACGTTCAAAATTCTTATTTGGATGATGAAGATGTATATATTACTTCTCCTTCACTTCCAAGTTATTTTGGAGATGCTTTAGATATTAGGGAGACTGATATTATTTTTTCAGGTTCCTTTGAGGAAGATACTCAAATAACTATCATTAATCATGGTTTATTGACTGGAGAAAAAGTAACATATGTCAATGGTGGAGATGATAATAAATTAGATTTAAGTGAAGGTGAATATTTTATTAAAAAAGTTGATATTAACAATATAAAACTTTCTAAAAGTAATGCAAATATTTCTAATGACATATATGTGTCTTTTAGTGGAACTATAACAAATAATAAATTTGAACTTGCAAGATTTTCTAAAAAATCAATAAGATCTCAAAAATTAATAAGAAAAATATCAAATCCAATTTCAACATTAATTAAACAACCAACTCCTAGAGGAAAAACTGGTATTTTAGTAAATGGGGTTGAAATTTTAAACTATAAGTCAAATGATGTAGTTCATTATGGACCTATTGAAGAAATTTCAGTTACTAGTGGTGGAGATAATTATGATGTCATAAATCCACCAATTTTAACAGTTTCAGATGGAGTAGGTGCTGGAGTATCTGCTTATTGTGAAGTTCAAGGTGCTGTAGAGAGAATTGATGTTGTAGATGAAGGTTTTGATTATCTTTCTGCTCCTACATTAAAAATAAGTGGAGGTAATGGTTCTGGATGTATTGCATATGCAAATTTAATTCAGAAAGAACATTCTTTAACTTTTGACTCTACTGAACTTGGAGGATATGTAAATCTTACAAATAATACAATAGGATTCACTACATTCCACAAATTCAGAGATGGAGAACTTGTAACTTACATTACAGACAAACAAACTGCAATTGCTGGATTAACAACTGATGCTGCATATTATTGCTCTATTAAAGACTCATCTACAGTATCATTGCATAATAATTATGTAGATGCTATTGCTGGAGTGTCTAGCGTTGGACTTACTGATTATGGTGCAGGTATTCAAGAGCTTAAATGTGCAAATAAGAAAAGAGTAGTTAGTTCTATAAGTATTGGTAGTTCTGGTTCAGGATATACTAATAGACTGACATCAGTTGCTTCTGCTGGTATTAATACTGCTAATAGTACAATTAATATTCCTAATCATGGATATAAGACTGGAGAACTTATTAGATATGATAATAAAACCACTCCTATCATTGGACTTACAACTTTAACAAATTATTATGTTACTGCTG